GTCCGCGACCAGTGACCACCGATCGTAGCGTTGCAGGTTGTTCCACCTAGTGGTGAACTCGTCTTCCATGAAGCTCTTGTTGAAAGCCTGTCCACCAATCGGGCGAGTGCTCTGTCCGTCGTAGAGGTTCCATCCAGATCGGTCGATAAATACGATTCCGATGGGCGTCTTCGCCGCCATGTTGGGTGTGACCGCGCCCTTCCCGGTTACCACATTGTCGATTTCAAACATGACCGCGCCACCGACGTAATCCATTCGCCAGATGGCGGTTTGCTGGAAGATGTGGCCCACGTCGCCATCTGAGACAAGGGCAGTAATAGGGCCTCCGCTGCCAGACAACTCAATATATCCAGACTGAGCCGCAATACCCGCTGCACTGGTTGGATCGGGCCATGACGTGTGGTTTCCGATAGCCGACCACCAGACTCCATTATTCGCTTGCCCTATCCCGTAGGTGCCGTCCCAGAAATCACCGAGCACCACATGTTGTCCAACGGCCATGACGTAGCTTGCCTCTGGCGTTGTAGCAGAGAGATCCGCGCAGGCGCTGTGTGTAGTGACATTGGATCGCTGAGGGATGGCGGTGGATCCATCCACCAAGCCGTAGACGAAGATGAACGCATCACCGAATTGGCAGCAATTCACCACCTCGTTGTTCGTAGTTCCTGGGTAAGCTCCAGTAATGGAAGTCCACGCTCCAGTACCATACGACCAGTAGACATTCGTATTCGTCACTGCATAGTTCGCGTTGACCCAGCCAGATCCCATGCAGTACATGGCGGCACGCACTTCGTCCACTCCCGCGCCCAACGTGATCCCGGTAGTGGGGCCGTCGGCGGTCTGGAGTGTAGGCAGGGGCACGTAGCCGGCCGGAGCCTTGAGTGCGGTCTCGACGCTGGTCAACCCCTGCGAGCCCAATACTTCAGGGGCTATGTCGGGGGAGTGCTTTTCAAAGAGGATCCTCATACTGGCAGCGGCACATCCGGCCGCACAACAAGGCGACCGCCGCTAGTGCGGCCTCTCCACTGCTGTTTCTTGGCGCCTGCAAGCGCACGCTCGTAAAGAGAAGACCACAACGCCACCCGTGGATCGTTCTTGATGAACGGCTCGGCTTCGAGGAGTGTCCGGTAGAGAATCAACTGCGGGAATTGGGAGAGGAGCCAAGTCACCTCTGTATCGCCCAGATAGGCGATCTTGGCTCGGTAGAACAGCGTGTAGTCGATCGCCGCTGACGGAGCCTCGTCAAATAGGATCTGAGGCTGATAGGTCTTCCATGTTCCAGTAGCCGTCGCTCCCCAGGTCGTCTCTACCTCGAACCAATCGGTGTCTACTCCCTTGATCTGGTGACGACCCTCGTAGTTGGTGTCTCCGGTATCGGTGATGTAGACCCAATCATTGAGAGAGAGTCCGTGTGCTGCTGAGGTGAACCGCACTTCTGGAGTTTGATCGGCGGCAGCGGTGATTTCCCCGGTTCGCATGTTGCCCACCTGGGCCATCGCCTCGGGCGTACCGCTGGTATTCTGCTCCTTCTTGCGCGCCAACTCCCGAAGACTGACCACAGTCAGCGTACGGATCGGGCTGCTGTCCAGGCGCAGGAAGATCGGGTCGATGCAGCCGATCGGAGCGTAGATATAGTCTTGATCGGCGACGGTGGCGGCTGAATCTGTGTAGGTATCGTTGGCGTTCGGTACGAAGTGAAGCTCTGTCTCGATGTTCTTTTCTGCGAGGTGAATGAAGTCGGGGATCTGGGAGGTTAAATCTCCTCGCTTCAGGTAGTCAGCGACTACCAGCTTTAAGTTCGTGTAGGTGTCGAGTGCCATGATCCCTCACGTCGTTTTGAGAATGAGCCTGGAGTTGGCGGCGTGTTTTCGGCTTCCGCTCGGAGTGGAGGCTCGTAAAAAGTGCCGGACGGGCCTTCTCGACAGCCGGCCTGGGGCCGTTCGGAGGTATCTGTATTCGGGAGAATCGAGCATGGCGAGGATCTTGGGGAGGTCTTCCAGATCGTAAGCGTTGATCCCCATCTTCATCCATTTCTCGATGATAATGTTCGGCACGGAAGCAGCGCGTTTCCACTCGCGGCTGGGGCCGTATCCGTCCCCTTCGTTGAACAGACGCTTGTTGTTCTGCAAGATGGGCTCGATGTCCTGCGTCGATTGAATGACGTGGCACGCATTGGCCTCATCGAAATCCCAGGTACGAAGGATCATCCCCTCGTCCGTGAACCGCTTGACTGCCATCCGGCGTTGGGCCGGACCCATCTTGAGAAGCATGGATGTTAACCCTCCCGAATCAGTTCCAAGTCGCAGGAGAATGTGGCGATGGGAGTCGTTGCGCCAACCGCAGCCACCCTGAGAAACTTCCCGATTGGAGCGGCCATCTTGGTCGCCGTCGAAGCCACCGCTGCAAGAGCCGCCGTCTCTCCACCCGCTGCAAGGCGATGCCAAGTCGTCCCGTTGTCCGGCGAACACTCCAAGTAGAACGTGAACGTGCCAGACGTGTAGGAGGTGATATCCACGTAGAGGATGGCGTGGTCGTAGGGTTCCCCATCGAACCCAGAGCTGTTCGCGCTTGCTGTACGAGCCGCAGAGGGGAATGCTACTTCGACGTGCTTCTTCAGTCTCGACATTCTATCACCCTGCCCATGTGCCAACCTTGGCTCGTTCGATGTCCACGGTGTACGTGAAGGCCGGAGTCGTCCCGCCGATGGTCGCAGCAACCCGAACCAACAGGCCAATGTTCTCGTAGACCTGTCGCTGCTTCGTGACGCTCGCGATCGTCATCCCGTTTCCAAGGCTGTACCACGTCGTCCCGTTGTCTGGTGACGACTCCAGCCCAACGACCAGGGTCGGGTTGGTCCCCGTTACGGCAGTCACGTCCACGTAGAGAAGAATTTTGTCGTAGGGCTCGCCGTCGTATTCGGTACTGTTCTCACTGGCCGACGCCGCCGTGCCCAGAATGGCTTCCTGTACGTCCTTCTTCAGTCGCATGAATCCCCCACCGGAGGGCGGGGGGAGGGCGCACGACCCCTCGGGCGCCCTCCATGACGCAGCGATGCTCTCACCACGTCAACCCTCCTAGTGACGTCGAATAGTGATTGTGCAGCGACCGATGGCGGCCGTGGCGGTGCCGCCATCCGTGACCACCTTAATCACATCGCCTTCGATGACGTTCTTCGCTGCCGTAGGCCGGCAGGCGTACCTCGTGGGCGCGGCGTCTGCTGCCATCGTCACGACGCCGCCCGTGATCGCAGTCGAACCAATGCTCGCGGTGACAAGTGTCGTCGCGGAGGTGGCAGCGCTCGAAACCACAGCGATTTCGTACACCTCTCCAGCATCAGGGGCGACTACCCATCCCGTGACGGCACCCGTCGTCATGTCGGTGATGTCCACATTCAGGAAGTAGTCAAGCTGAGTAGACATTTGACTCCATCCTATCTGCGAATGACGAGGGTCACCCGTCCAAGTCCGCCAGTCGTTCCGGCGCCATCCGTTGTGGCCTTGATGACGCTTCCCGCTCCCACGGAGTTGTAGTCCGTAAACGGTTCGCTGTTGGTGGCGGCAGTCCCCGCGACGGCAGCGGTCATCACAACCGTCTCCGTGATGTCGGTCTGGGCGTCGATCTTCAACGTGATTTCCGGCGTGCCATCTGTCGTCGCATCGCTCACAATGAACGCCTTGATTAGCGTCCCAGGATCCGGCGCGACAACCCATCCAGACGATGCCGTTTCAACCGTCGGAATTTCTACGGTCAGGAAATAGTCATTGAGCGGTCTCATCGCTCACCTCCTTTCAGTCAGAGTGACTAGGATGTGGTGAGGTCGGCGATGATCCCGCTGCCCGACTCGTTGTTCCCGCGCAGCGTGTACTGAACGAGCAACTGCCAACGATCGTGGTCGCCGAGCTTCGCCAGTTCCCAGGTCTTGAACTTCCGCAGGTAGCAGAGCGCCCAGAGCGTCGGATCGACCACCATGACCGTCCTCGTCCGACAGAATCTGGACGGACACACCTGCACTTCGCCGAAGTCGGACACGTAGTAGTCGATCGCGGCGGTCAAGCGCTTGTCCTCGCCCTTGTCCATCCGTGTCGAGTTCCCGGTGAAGCCACTGATCTTCTGCTTGTTGAACGAGCCAGCGATCAGCTTCGTCGGGGTTCCGCCCGATGTCCAGGCCGCAGCCAGCACCGTCTTGAGCATCGCCTCCGTCAGCGCTCTCGCTGTCCCGGCCGTCGGCGCTGCGAACACGGACCCGTCCCATCCACCGACCACGCCCGTATCCGTGTTGATGGAAACGTTCGTGACGATGTGAGACTCGAAGCCGCCCGATACCGCGGCGGTTGTCGAGTTCGGAGCCACAGACGCCTTGTTGGAGCACATCTGCTTGTCCATGTCCCGCTTGATTTCCTGGCTCCGCCGCATCAACTGGTAGCCCTTCATGTTCTTCTGCTTGCCGGCGAAGTCCACGGCCTGCACGGTGCCGGTCAGCGCAATCACCTTGTCGCTGATCTGGCAGTAATTCCCCATGCGGGTCGTCGGAGTGATGGCGCCGACCGTTGCGTCCTCACCCTCGATCACCGCATTCGTGTCCACGGCGGCGGCGAGTGCATCGGTCTGCCATTCGTGAAAGACGTTGCGGGCCTTGCCTCGACCGATCATCGTCATGAAAGGCGTCTCGGTGGGAGACACATCCTCGATGATGTCAGTGAGGTCTTCGCGTTCACCGATCGCGGTCGGTGTGTCGAAGGCATCGGTATAGGTTGCCATTACAGATGATCTCCCAGTAATTCAGCAGCCGCCATCTCGTTGTCACGTAGACTACGGACGTCACCCGCTGTTGCTCGCTGTCGCTTCCTTGCGGCAGCGCGAGCTGTGGCTTGCGGATCTCCCTTCGCCCGCCTTGGACGAGTGGGCATGACGGATTTCCGCGTGGTCAGTTTCTTCTTCGTGAGACTCTTCTTGGTTTCCACGGCCCCATCGAGCAGGCGATGAAATCGGTGAGCGTCGCGGAAAGCGAGCGCCAGCCGGTGATCCGGCATCTGAGCCATCTCTTCCGGCGTGAATCCGTAACGATCTTGCACGCTCTGGGAGATGAGCGTGGCCTCCCAGACCGCAAGGTTGGAATCTTGCCATTCGGGGATGGCGTTGATGAGCTTCAGCCCCTCTTCCGCAGAGCGGTGCTGGTACAGTTCGGCCTGCTGCTGGGCACGGGCTTGCTGGTGCTCACGGGCGAGCTTGACGGAGGCGTCCACGGATGCGTAGAACTGGCGCCTCTCCTCGCTCCTGATGGCCCACTGCTCGGGATCCTCCATCTTGAGACGAGCCATTGCCTCTTCGGAATACCCGCCTTCCAACTCGGCCTTGTTGAGGAGCGCGTTCACAGCGCCCAAGAAGGTCGCTTCGCTCTCCTCGAATGCCTGCTGGCGCTGGGTTTCCGCCCCCTCGATGGCCTCCCGCTGCTGACCCACCATCTCGGATAACTGAGCCGGGAGAGGGGCCGCGGATGCCCGCTCGATCACCTCGGAGAGAGGGATGGTCTCCTCGCCGATGGTCACCTGGAGATGGCTGGTTAGTTCGGTCGGTTCGACCTCGAATGCTTCCGCCAGGTCTTCGAGGGTGGAGATTTCCTTCTCATCCTCGGCCGGCTCTGGCTCCTCGGCGACTTCCTCTTCGACCGGCTCTGGCTCTTCCTCGGGCTTGGCTTCGGCCTTCTCGTCCTCTTCCCCCGGTGGCTCTTCTACCTGTCTCGTCTCGGGGAGTTCCGGTTGTTCTTCGGGCTCTTCGGCTGCGGGGGTTGCCTCCGCAACTTCCTCTTCTCCTGCTGCTTCGGCTTCGCGTTCCAAGTCAAACGCAACGCCCATCCGGTCGGCGATGTCGTGTTCGGGTACGTCTGTAGGGGCCGTCATAACTATTCTGTGTCCTCAAGGGTATTGGTTGCGGACTTACCGGTGGCTACAGCGTTTGTCAAACGCTTCCGCACCTTTGCGAGCGCGCGGGCCTCGAAATAGAGATCCTCGCGCTCTTGTTTCTCTTCAGGCTTGGTACGAAGCCAGTGTCGGATGATCTCCAACTCTGGAGCGGTAATCGCCGCCTCGAACACCTCACTGCGGAGTACCCGCTCTGCTTCGGCGCCGATCCGAGCCTGCTCTTCGAGCTTCTCAATCTGTGCGCGGTCTGCGGTGGACACGAGCTAGTCCGCGCTC